CTTCAGGCGATGTACTTATAGGGCAAACATCTCAAACAGGATATGCTTTCGCACAAAAATTAGTTGTAGGTGATGGCGATAATAATGATGGTATTACTATTCAATCAGGTTCAACACATCAAGGTAATTTAGCCTTTAATCATTCAGATGGTACAACTGCTCATGGAAGAATAAGTTATCAGCATCAAACAAATTATATGCAGTTCTTTGTAAATAATTCTGAGAAGGTCAGGATAGATACCAACGGAAATATGCGTTTGGGTGGTACTGCGTCAGGAGGAACTCCTAACTTACAGTTCTATCATAATGATTCTCTAAGAGCTTACATAAGAGCAACAGATGCAGCAGGTATGCTAATTGATAGCGATTCAGCTATAACCTTTAATACAAACAATACAGCTAGATGGGTTATAGGTTCGGGCGGACATATAACTCCTAATAATCAACATGCTTATGATATAGGTGGAACAAATGCAGAGGTTAGAAATATTTATGCACAAGGCATAAGCTTTGCTTCTAATGCTAATGCAAGTGGTATGACTTCAGAACTACTTGACGATTATGAAGAGGGTACTTGGACTCCAGCTTATAATAATGGTGGTTCAGTTTCTTATACTACACAATATGGTTCTTATGTCAAAATTGGTCGCTTAGTACATTTAGCTTGTAATATTGATGTAAACACAGTTTCAGGTACTAATAGTGGTGCAATGCAAATTACAGGTGCTCCTTTTACAAATGATGGAGTTGATGAAACTGGGGGTTCTGTAGGGATTAATTTAAGTGGTTGGCTTAATGGTTCAGGTAGTGACACGATTCAAATAAACGCAACTGATGCGGTTCTATTACCATGTAAAGATACTAAGAACGACATATATAGAGGTACAGACATTGGAACAGGTTTTGTTCGTTGGAGTATTGTCTATATGACAGACGAATAATAACTAATATACCTAGTGGATTCTAGGTACAGACATAGGAGAAAATAGAATGGCAATAACAAAAACAACAGAAGAAGATAAAATAGAAGTTGTAGGAGACTACAAAACTATACAAGTAAGAACAGCTACAGTCATTAAAGAAGGCACAGATGCTAAAGGATATGTAGAGCTTAGTAGGTCTTTTCATAGACACATGTTGAATTGTGTAAGCTCTGTAAAGAATGATGATGGCTCTTGGACACATACCGATACAGACGTGTCTGGAGAGTCTACAGAAGTTCAAGGCATAGCTACAGCAGTGTGGACAACAACAATAAAAAACGCTAAGAAAGCAGCGAACGAAGCAGCAAGTATATAATGACAACAACAAGAGAAGCAGTAGCTAAAGTAGAAGTCCAAATAGACAATATAGAAAAACGACTGGATAAAGGTGACGTCAAGTTTGATGCAATGGACGCTAAGTTTACTAGGTATATTATGGGCCTTTACATTTTAATCATAGCTGCTAGCGGTGTTGATAGAATGTTTTCTTAGATATATACTAAACAAACCATAACTTAACTAAATAAGGAGTATTTAAATGGCAGATAATCAAGCAACAGAATTAAACTTTAATGGCGAAACATACCTAATATCAGACTTAACCCCTAGGGCGGTAGATGGTTTTAATACGCTTATAAGAGCACAACAAAAACTTAACGACCTTGCAACAGAGGTTAAGATAGTCCAAGGAGGGCAAACGCAAATCAATGCTGAATTACAACAAATTATTGAAGAAGATAAAATCAAACCTCAAGTCAAAGTTGAGAAAGAGCAAGTCAAAGAAGACAGCTAGTATGAATATCCAAAAGTGTAAAGCCGACATAAAAAGACATGAAGGCGAAGTTCTTGAAATATACGAAGATAGTTTAGGCTACAAAACATTAGGTATTGGGCATCTATGTCAACCAGGAGATCCTGAGTATGACTGGGAAGTAGGAACTAAAGTATCGCAAGAAGTAGTAGACTTATACTACGAAGATGACTTTAATAAGCACCTTGCAGAAGCTATTTACGTGTTTGGTACAGAAGAAGCTTTTTATAATCTCCCAGAAGATATTCAACACGTGTTAGTAAATATGTGTTTTAATTTAGGTGCAAACAGACTTTCTAAGTTTAAGAACATGTTGAAAGCCTGCAGAGCAAATGATTGGGAGAAAATGGCTGCTGAAATGGAAGACAGCAGGTGGTTCAAACAGGTAGGAAGAAGGAGTCTAGAACTACAAGCGTTAGTTCGTAATACTGTATAATGATTAAAGTATGGCATATTTTAAACTTAACACTTTCGGGGGTCTCGCACCTAGAATATCCCCACGTCTTCTAGGGGACACTTTAGCGCAAACAGCTACCGACGTAAATTTAGAAAGCGGTAGGTTAGTACCTATTACGGACAATTCTACTACTGACCCTTCTAACGGTGTAAGTACACTAGCCAGCACTACTAAAAACGGCATATACAAATACACGGATAGCCCAGAGCGTTGGCTACAGTTTGACGAAGATGTAGACGTCGTACGTGGACCGATAGCCGGAGACACTAACGACACGATTTATTGGTCAGGTCAATCTTTTCCTAGAATGGCAAGAAGTGCTACTTTAATAGCTAGTGCTCCTTATCCAAATGGTTTTTATAGATTAGGTATACCCGCCCCAACTGCTGCACCTACTGTTGCTGTAACTGCCCCTACTACTATAAATGCTACAGTAACAACAATTAATGGTTCTGGAGTTCTTACAGTCACTACAGCAAGTAACCATGGGGTTGCGATAGACGACTACGTTACTTTAGCTGGGTTTGGCGCTGTAAGTGGTATAACAGCTGAAGAAATCAATGGTGATTATAAAATAGTAACAGTACCCTCTGCTACTACATTAACAGTCGAAACAAATGGTGCTGCAACAGCTGCTAGTACTTCTGGTAGTATAGCGGACGGAGCTTCTTTTAACGGTCCTTCGGACGCATTAGCTGACTACTCTACAAGTTATGTTTATACTTTTGTTTCTGCGTACGGAGAAGAAGGACCGCCTTCTGCAGCTTCTACTGTTATAACTACAGATGATAATCAAACTGTAGCTCTTACAAATTTACTAACTAGTAGTTCGAAATCTAATACTAACTTAGCTACAAAACGTATATACAGATCTAATACAGGGTCTAACACTACAGCTTTTCAGTTTGTCGCAGAAGTGACATTGGCTGCTACAAGCTATACAGATACAACTACTAATAACTTATTACAAGAAATAATACCGAGTACTTACAACATAGGACCACCAGATGATGATACTTCTTTATATCCAGATGGGCCACTACAAGGATTAACTGCTCTGCCTAACGGGGTGTTGGTCGGTTTTACAGGTAAACGTGTATGTTTTAGTGAGCCTTTTAAACCCCACGCTTGGCCTATTGTGTATAGACTTACAGTAGATGAAGATATAATAGGTATATCGGCTACTTCTAACGGTGTAATAGTTACAACCAAAGGCAGACCTTATTTAATTGCGGGAACTGACCCACAATCTATGTCTTCTATGCGTTTAGAAGCTCCTCATGCTTGTTTAAATAAAAATTCTATGGTTAATATGGGTGGTTATGTTGTTTATGCCGGTCCTGATGGGTTAGTTGCGGCTACAGGAACAGCAGAAACAGCAGTTATAACAGAAGAACAATTAACTCCTACCCAATGGCAAGCTAGTTATTACCCCAATACTATTAAAGGGTTTTTATGGGAAGGAAGATACGTTGGTTTTTACTCTACGGGCAGTGGGTATGGCGGCTTTATATTTGATCCAAGAGCTGGAACTAACAGTCTTGTAAACTTAGATGCCAGTGGACAAATACGCGGAGGGTTTACAGACCCGGACGACAGCCAGTTATATTTAATTATAAGCAACACGATTAAAAAATTTCAGGGTAGTAACACTGGGCTTACATATAATTGGAAGTCTAAAGAATTTGTGCCACCTAAGCCTACAAGCATGGGTTTTGCTAAAGTAGAAGCCGAAACTTACCCAGTAAGAATAAAAGTGTATGGAGACGGTTCGGTAATATATAACGCTGTTATTGCTACATCCGGCAGTGCTTATACTGTTACAGGCACTACGCCTAGTTTTAGTTCAACTTCTATAACAGAACCCGTTGTTAGATTGCCTGCTAGTGTACATACTTCTTTTGCTATAGAAGTAGAAGGCGCGACAGTTGTTAATGAAATATGTATAGGCGAATCTATAGATGAACTAAGGGCAATTTAATGGCTACCAAGGGCACTAAAGTACCAGCAATTAAAAACATACCTGCAAAAACGGACCCAGAACTACGAGCCACGCTTGACTCTATGAAAGAAGCTCAAGAAGTTAGGTTAGGTAGAAGAGGCGACCCAAGAGATAGAGCTATAACTTTAAGAGAGTTAATAGATAGCGGACTAGCTAAAGAATTAAACAGTAACCCTTTTGACCCTAACGCTGGTGTGCCAACACTAGACTTTATACCTAACGTACCCGGAGGCGATTTATCTATACCTCCCGCCCCAACAGGGCTAGAAGCTTCGGGTGCTTTTACAGAAATAATTGTTAGTTGGAATGACGCACAATATGGCAACCATGCATATACTGAAGTATGGCGTTCAAGAACAGACGAAATAGGTGGCGCTACTTTAGTTACAACTACTAATTCTTTTATTATTACTGACCCCGTAGGTTATAACCAAGAATATTATTATTGGGTAAGGTTTGTAAGTACTTCTAATGTTTCAGGGCCATTTAATAAAACTAACGGTGTTAAAGCTACAACCCTAGAAGACATAGCAGCTGTAATGGAACAGTTATCAGAAGAATTGTCTAATCTTCCTGGGTATACAGCCTTAACAACTTTAATTACTAACGGAGATGTGGCAACAGCGGCAACTGCAAACCTAGCAGCGAGAGTTATAAGATCAACATCAGCTCCAACAACAAGAGCTGACGGGTCTGCTTTGGTGCAAAGCGATGTTTGGATTGATACAGATGATAACAATCAGATGTATATAAGAAATGCTTCTAACAATGGTTGGGAAGAAGCTAGAGATGGAACTTTGGTGACTCTTGTAAATAGTATTAATACTCAACAAGGAACTAATACTACAAATATAGCCTCTGCAACGAGTGATATAATAACCTTAACAACTGCAAACTCTAGTAGGGCTTCTGAAATAACAGCTTTAGAAAGCACGATTAATAACTCCTCAACAGGATTAGCTGCAGCCCACTCAGCAATATCTACAGAAACCACAACCAGAGCAACAGCAGATACAGCCTTGGCTACTGACATAACTAATTTAACGTCTACCGTTGGCACAAATACTTCTGCTATAGCTACTGAAGCTACAACAAGAGCTAATGCGGATACCGCTCTTTCTACATTAATAACTAATTTAACTTCTACAGTAAGCGGAAATACTTCTGCTATATCTACAGAGGCTACAACAAGAGCTAATGCAGATAGCGCCCTTTCTACATTAATAACTAACTTAACTTCTACTGTTAGTGGAAACACATCTGCTATATCTACAGAGGCGACTACTAGGGCAAACGCGGATAGTGCAAACGCAACATCTATAAGCAACCTTAGTTCAACAGTAGGTACCACTAATTCTAATGTATCTACACTACAAACATCTGTATCTAACCTAGAAGGGGATGCAGACGCAATGTTTGTTATACAAGTTGCTACAGAATCTAATGGCAGTAAGTCAGCAGCAGGGATGGTTATTGGATCTAACGCAAGTAGCGGTAGTGGTGCACAATCTTATGTACAGTTTCAAGCTGATAAGTTTGCAATATGGAGTGGTTCAAGTAGTACAGCGCCCTTTATTGTAAGTGGTGGAGTTGTTTACATAGATGACGCACGTATTAAAGATGGCGCCATAACAAATGCACGTATACTCAATGGAACTATACAAAGTGCAAAAATAGGTGACGGTCAAATAGTTACAGCTAAGATAGGAGACGCGCAAATAACTACGGCTAAAATAGCTAATCTACAAGTTACAAACGCATTAATAGCAGACGCTACAATTGACACTGCAAAAATAGCTAACCTAAACGCAGAGAAAATTAATGCAGGCCTAATCAATTCAGCTAGAATAAATGTTGATACACTTAACGTAAAACATTTTGATAACGTAAGTACAGATATAAAAAGTCACAGGTCTGATGGGGCTTTTGTACCTTTAGGCGTTGAAGCTAGCGTACAATCTTGGTCAGGTACTTACCCCGGGCAAGGTATTGTTAGTTCGGAATCTAGTTCAATAGTTAATATATCTTGCCAAACTGCTAATATAAGAAACAACGCTAAATACAGAATAGTTTATTCTGCAGTTCTAGGGGATGTAAGAAATGGCACTATTCAGTATAGTTTTGATAATAGCAATTTTGTATCTTTAAGTCCTAAAGTAAATGCAAATGCGGGTACTTATAGAACATATGTATTCCTATGGGACGGACAAATAACAGGTATGAGCTCTTCGCAAAGCACGGTGTATTGGAGAATTAATTGGAATGTAAGTGGCGGACAAGTAAACTCTACGTACCAAGCTTTGTACGTAACCATGGATAATACGCAATAATGAACTATACAATATACACAACTTCTTCTGGCGTAGTCATAAGCACGGGTTCTTCTAATGTAACCGACATAGCAGATATAGCAGTTGCAAGTGGACAAACGGCTGTAGAAGGAACTTATGCTCCTGGGCAGTATAAATTTGTGGATGGCACAGCAACTGCAATAGATGAAGACCCTTTAGATTATGTAAGGTCGCACAGAACCTACTTACTTAAAGAGTCAGATTGGACACAGGTTGCAGACTCTCCTTTAACAGATGCTAAAAAAGCAGAGTGGGCTACGTACAGACAAGCACTTAGAGACTTACCAACAGCTGACCCAATTAGTTGGCCATCTGCTCCATAATAAGGTACTATTATATTATTATGAAATGCAATAAAGGAATAAACGCTATGCCAAATAAAAAGAAAATGCCTGCAAACCCGTATGGTAAAAAGAAAAAGAAAAAGCCAGCTAAAAATAAATACTAAGACGTGGGTACTAGAGTTAAAGGAGAATCTACGCCTGTAGTTATTAATGATACAGTTTTTGTAGACATACAAATGGAAAAAGTAGGCACTCCAAACAGTGCTAACGACAACCCTGCCCCAGAGGTTATACCAAATGCCCAGAGCCAAGACTAAAAGAAAACCTTACAGAAAAAAAGCCCTTACAAAACGACAAGAGGCTTCTTTAAAACGACACGGAAAACATCATTCGGAAGCGCATATGAAATTTATGAAACGTAAAATGATGGCTGGTTCAACAATGAGGGCTGCACACAAGCAGGCAATGGCAAAAAAAGGGAAGTAGATAAACAGTTTTGAGCAAAATACTAATAGGAGTTATAGTAATGTTAGGTTTATCAACCTTTTTACTATGGAATCAAAACTCCAAACTTACTGCATTAAATCAAGCATTTGAACTAAGAGATGCAGAACAGAAGTTAGCCATAGAAAGTCTTCAATCTGATTTTGCTTTACAAACAGAAGGCTTATTAGAAATACAAGCACGTAACCAAGAAATACAACAAGAGATGTCAAGGTACCTTGACATATTTAAACGTCACGATTTAACTAGGTTAGCAGCAGCTAAACCTGGTTTAATAGAACCAAGAATAAATAAAGGAACTAAAGATGTATTTGATAGCATTGAAGAAGACAGCCGTAATATTGACAGCCT